AAGGAGCAGTTAGCTGTGGAAAATAATCAAACCTTCTTATACACAGAAGAACAGTTAATGGCTAGACTAAAATTCTTTATTGGAATTTGTCTAGCACTTACACTAACAGGCATTGTGTTTGTTGTGTTATATTCACTTATATTCGTAACACAACCGCTAAATGCTATTTCACCGATCGATCAAAAGTTTTTTGAACTTATTGTTCCAATTGCTACTTTCTTAACAGGTACCCTTAGCGGCATTATGCTTGCAGGACGCAGTAAGGAGGAAGTAGATGCTACGCTGGCAATGATGAAGCAGGCAAACGAAAACGTTAAAACTGCTAAAATACCTGTTACACCCAGCGCTCCTTCAATCGGACAACGTGTAGATCAACAGCTGCAAAACAGCGGATACTACGATCAGCCTGCGCAACCGCAAGTTATACTAATAAACGGCAAACCTGCCCCGCAACCAGCGCCTCAACCGGAGATTTAAATGCGTAATATTTTATTAGCAGTTTTTATTAGCCTTTTTGGCGCCACCACTGCGTTTGCTGAACCTGAAACCAAAAAGGTTTGTGTAGAGCAAAAGGATGCGAAAACTGGCAAAACCAAAGAAGTTTGCAAAACAGTAAAAGTTCATAAAAAGCTTGAAGGTACAAAGGTACCAGACAAGAAATGAAGTTTACAATAATTAAACTGTTGCTAGTGCTGGGAATAGCACTAGCAACTTTTATCTCATTACTATACCCTGCAGCATTAACCATGCCATACAAATTACTGTTGGCTGCAGGCGTTTTAATCAGCGTTAAATAATTACTTTTTAGCTACGTAGATTTAAAAGTAGTCTACAAAAAAGCTCGTGAAACTGCAACCGGTGCAGGCATGCTTTGCATAGCAGCCAGCATCATGTTCCTAGCAGTTCTCAATTTCTTAAATTAACCAGGAACCTTTATGGCAAGTTCATCGGGAAAGAAAGCTCGCAAACAGCAAACACAACCTAATCCAATCGAATATGGTTTTCGTGACGTAAAACCACTTAATTTTATCCAAGGCGAATACTTGGAAGCAATTAAGACAAGCGATGTTGTTTTTGGCATTGGCAGTGCAGGTACAGGCAAGACATACGTTGCCGCTAGCTATGCCGCAGGCGAACTATTCCACCGTCGTATTCAAAAAATCATCTTAACACGCCCTAACGTAGAAACAGGCAGAGGTTTAGGCTTCTTGCCAGGCGAGCTAGATGAAAAATATGCTCCTTACCTAGACCCGTTTGACAGCGTGTTTCAGCGCACACTAGGTAAAGGCTTTTACGAGTACGCACTAAAAAGCAAGGATATAGAACCTAAACCGCTAGGTTTTATGCGTGGCAGTAGTTTTGACAATGCAATTATCCTAGTAGATGAAGTCCAAAACATGACAAAAACAGAGTTTAAGATGTTGCTGTCGCGTATTGGTAAAAACTGTAAAGTTATTCTTAGTGGAGACCCCGATCAAACCGACATTCCCGATAGCGGTTTAAAAGATGCTGTACACAGGCTAGAAGGTTTAGAAGGCATCTCTGTTGTTAGATTCCTAGACTCGGATATTGTACGCAGCAAGATGTGTAAACAAATTATTATGGCATACAAGGATTAATATGAAAGATCTTATAGCAGTACCGTTAGCGTACCCAGAAATTAACTTAGCAAATCACCTAAATTGTATTTTATACGCTAAATTGGGCCCTGCTGACCCTCGAGAGCCTAGTACCGCATACTGGCAAGCTAAAATGGATAAGTGGCAGGTAACCGAAGGGGAAGCCAGAACGAGGCTGTGCATGAACTGCGCGCATTACGATAATAGTAAGGAAATAATGCAAGCTTTGCCCACTGCTCCAGGCGCTCAACTAAAAGCCAGCGCCTTACCAGTTACACCAAAATGGGCCGATATCGACGGTATGCCTAGTGCTGTATGTACCCGTTGGGCAATAACCTGCAGTGCTTTACGTACTTGCGACGACTGGGAAGCTCCTTGGGAGGATCCAGACAATGCAAATGTATTGTTTGTAACTCCCGAAGAAAAGGACGAGGATTAATATGGCAAAAACTTATAAACCCACTAGCGGTATGGCTAGTGCGGCCAAACGGGCACTAAAATGGAAAGACGAAGGCAAGCCTGGTGGTACACTAGTAGGGTTGGCACGAGCAAATCAGCTAAAAGACCGTGACCCACTATCGGCTAGCACGGTACTACGAATGTACAGCTTTTTCTCTCGTCACGAACCAGACAAGCAAGCTACCGGATTTTACGCAGGACAAGAGGGCTACCCATCTAAGGGTCGCGTTGCTTGGGACTTGTGGGGCGGTGACGGCGGCTATTCGTGGAGCCGCGCAAAGCGCAATCAGATCATGCGTGAACGCGAAGGCAAAGCACTACGCCTAGTAAATATCACCAAGCAGCAGATTCCGCACATGATGCTTATGGCAGCTGCACAAATGCTAGAGGACTATGCTAATGAAAACATTAGCGAAGAATTAGATGCATTTGGTCAGTTTATGTACCATGCACAACTACTACGTAACAATCACCTAGACGTGTACTTAATGGATCTACACTTAGTAGACCAACCATATCGCGATATACTAGTAATGGTATTTCACGAACTAAGCATGGAAGACGACGAAAGTGAAACTGATCCTTCTGAAATCGACAACGAAGACAGCGACGAAGATACGCCAGCCTAAAAACAAAAAGCCCCTAACTAGCAATAGTTAGGGGCTTTTTTATTTACTCAGCAGCTGGTTCCGCCGGTTCTAGCTGCTCTTTGGCTTGAGCTTGTAGCTTTTGCGTAAGAGGGTTAGCTAGTTTAGCGGGCAGTTCTTGAATTGCATTCAAGATCATGTTAGCTTCGTCAATGGTAAGTGTAAATTTAATTTCTTGCATGATTTTAAAAAGTTCAAAGACCGGTCTTTAATGTCCAGCCCTTATGTTGTTTTGCTTTTTTATTAAGGACTTGACCTAAAGCCCCTCTGTTTAAGTTATTTTTATTTGCAAAATCCGTTATACTTGTCACTATATGTTCTATACCTTCTGGAGATACTACTGTATAGGTTTTTCCTTTATTTCCGACAGTATTTATTACCCTACTGCCTTTCAGCGAAATAAGCTTAGTATATTCAATCGGAATATGCTCTAGTAACCAGGTGTGACTAGTACCATTACTAATATTTTTAGCAGTAGAATAATGAATTCCATATTCTGCCGCTAAAAGTTTTAAAGGCTTATCTGGATATTGTATTAAAAATTTTACAAGTCCAATAATAAATTCATTTGAGTATTTTGAATACCCATTTTCTTGTCCTTGTAGTATTGGAAATTCTCCTGCTGGAGGAGACAGATTTAATCCTTCTACACATGGGTTGAATATATCAAAAGCCTCTATTTCATACCTATTTAGTTCGTTTTCTTTGCACTCACAAAGTATTTCTAACTTAGGTAATGCTTGATATTTATTAAAAACATCAAGCATTTTATGATTTTTATGGGCTCCTTTTAATAGGGCAATACAATGTTCCTTATACCTTCTTTGTATATTTCTTGATTGCCCTATATAAAAGGAATTATCACAAAACTTCAATAAATAAATTCCGCACGGCATATTTTATGTCCTGTCCGATAGTATAGTTTATTATACTACGATAGCATATGATATACAAGTGCAAAATTTTTATTGTCACCTTATCGGGCAAGCCCCCGTTGCACACTCTTCGCCCATGATTTCATCAAAACTATTTGCGTTTTCTAGGTTAACTGGCAGCAGGTCTTGCACATAAGTAGTGTAGGTGTGTTCATCTACAACTTCTTGTGGCAGGTATAAGTAGCCTAAATCCTTAGCAGTTTTGCTAGGATCAGTACGGTAGATAAAGCTCACACCAACATAGCAGTCCCAGTTGTCTAGCAACCAGTCAATAATGCCGGGCACTTCTTCAGGGCTGTAGCTAATGGTAACTGATGTGTTTTGCTGGTTCCAGCTGGTTTGAATCAACTTGTAGCGTTCGAGCTGGTCAATTGCGCTTTCCAAGTTAACTTCCTTGCCGTCTACAATGTCAAACGGTACTCCGTCCCACTTCACCGGGAAAGTGATAAGCACGCCGCTGTCGTCAGTGGGGTGGTTAAACACTCGGTAATTAGCAGCACGCAACACTTCAACAATAGGATCGTGCTTGCTAAACTGCACGTTATTGAAAATGTACTTGCCTAGCGGCTTGTGTACGCCTTCTGTAGTATCCATGATCTTGGATAAGGTACCAGACGGCTTTACGCAAGTAACGTTTTTAGGACGTGGTAAACCAAGTTCATCGGCCATACCAATGGCAGCACTAGTAGCAGTACGCTTTAGGTATTCGTAATCGTAACCATTAAGGTCAGGACGCATTGCAATACCAGTCAAGCCTACTCCACACAGTCGCATAAAGTAGTTGTTTAAGTGCCACGACTCTTGCAGGATACCGTCTTGCAGGTTAACGCAAGTTTGACGATAGTTGGCACGAGCAGCCAGTCGGATAGCTTCGTGTAGTCCAGCATTGTCGCCGCGGAACTTGGCAATGTCGGTTTCAGTTAAGTTACAGAATGACTTGTTGCCCAGCAAAATCTCTACACAAGGGTTAGCGCCCTTAAACCACGGTGCGCGACGCAGAGCTTCAACTTCGTTGATAAAGCCCGGCTCACTACCACCTGCTTCTTGCATTAACTGGAAAATATACTTTAGATCTTCGTAAAGTGGCTTTTCCTTGAACACTAGTGAGTTGTTTGACTGCGTGCGGTGAGCATTGTTATACAACCACCAGTCTTTTTTGGCTACTGCAAATTCCTTCCACTCCGGTTGACCATAGTCAAAAAGAGCGATCTCAGCGCTTCGGCGGGAACTGAGAATAGTACCCAGATGGTTAACAATGTCAAGTATATCCATCCTAGTAAGTAAACTGTCAGCACGACCATTAAGAATATTGGCAATAGCAACATAAGCAGTGCTAATCGCGCTATCACCAGAACTAATCCAACCATAGCCTTTTAACCTTTCACCAGCAGGGCGTAACTGGCTAAAATCAAGTACGAGAGTATTAGCAGGATACTTACCCGCAAGCAACTTGCCAATAGACTTCGCCCAAGCTTCTGCACTGTCTCCAACTTGAATAGCCCAAGTCTTTGTTTCACTGTCCCAAGTTTCAACATTGTGTTCCAACCCGCCTTTTGTAGTACGTTCACTACGCACAACACGGATATTTTTAATAGGCTTGGCAAAACCGTTTAGTGTACCCACAATCGGCTTAAATCCAACGCCACAACCTTGTAGTAGCAGCCATAACACGTCTACTACATCATACACAGTTTCTACGTTAGTAAAACTGCAATTAAATTGACTGGCTTCGCGCATCTTGGCTACGTTAGTACCGCCTAGCCACAATGTACGTCCACTCATAGAGACTTTACGATCCAGCATTAGTTGCTCAAGATCATACAGCTCCCCATATTCTAGGTCGTTTAAGTCACGACCAACTGCTCGTTGCCACAACCACTCTTGGTGGTCAATAACGCGGGCAACGGTTTCTGCCCAAGTTTCAAATTGTTTTCCGTCGTCTGAAATGGGTCTGTTATAGGTGCGACGTGTAATAACCTGTGCTCGTGTTGAAACTGCCATACTTTCCTTTAGATTTTACAGTATGGTAGAGATACAATTCGTATTCCACCATTGGGTTGTTTTTGTTGTTCGGCTAGTTTTTCACTTAGAGCCAAACAAGCATAATATGCTTTACGGTCCTCAGCACGGTTGTAGCTGGCAACTGCTACTACTATAAATACAACTGATAGGGTTATTGCCCAAATAATAGCTACTTGTTTCATGTGCCAGTGCTTCCAAAGCCGCCAGTACCGCGTGCCGTGTCATTCCAGGTGTCCACAAAGTTGCACAGCAATATTGGCATGATTACCAGCTGTGCAATTCGGTCACCAACTTCAATTTTGTAAGGATCTTCACTTAAATTACGAAGAATCACTTTAATGTTGCCGCGATAGTCACTGTCAATTACACCAACACTGTGTGGAATAGTGATACCGCGTTTGCCTTGAGAACTACGATTAAATACAAAGCCTGCGTAGTTTTTAGGGATTTTAACTGCTACACCACAGTCTACCAGCTTCTGCTCGCCGGGATAAATTTCCACGGTTTGAGCGGACCGCAAGTCTGCACCAGCATCTGTGGGATTTGCACGCTGTGGTAGAAACTCTGGACTTTGTGCTAGGCACTGTAGTTGTGGTAGCAGATTGCTATCACGAATGTAATAACTGTTAGAGTTAGTTATTGTAAATTGGTTGCTCATACAAGGTATAGTTGTAGTGTGTTGTTGATTTCTTGGAGATTTGCGTCGCCAATGGCTTCTTGACAGTGTGTAACCAAGTCCATTAGCTGATAATTTAGCTGCAGCTGATCTTTGTGTTGATTCAGTGCTTCAATGTATTTATAGCGCCCACTAAGAGGAATATTAGCAATAATATCCCAAGTGCTACCGTACTCAGCAACAAGACTGGCAGCACGCTTAGGCCCAACACCAGGCACACCAGGAACATTATCCCCAGTGTCACCAGTAAGACACTTAATCGAAATATAATCTTCTGGCAACCACTCATAGTGTGTATCCCAGTTGTCAATGGTAACTTCTTTGCGAGTTACATAACTGAAACGACTAACTCCAGGCTGCACAAGCAAGTCCCAGTCACGGTCGCTGGAGATCAGCCAAACATCGCCGACTGGATACTTCTCACGTTGTGAGACGATATACGCAGCAATGTCGTCGGCTTCTACGCCTTGAAACTTAAGCACTGGATAGCTGCTGTTTTCTTGGATATACTGAATAGTCTTTTGAAATTCTTCAAAGAACAACTCAAAAGCAGCTTTTTCAGCTTCAGTCTGCTCGTCAAACTTGTCTTTACGATTTTGCTTGTAATCAGGGTAAATGCTTTTACGATAGCTACTACTGCCTTGGTCACAAGCAATGATTACCTTGCTGGCCTTATAGCTGCGACGTAGACTGTCTACTGTACGCAGGTAATCTTCAGCAAAGTCAGTTGCACCGCTGTGTTTGTAGCGAAACGCCAGGTTAAGTGCGTCTACAATCATCAGCGTATTGGTTTGTGTGGTGACTTGATTAAATGTTTTACTCATGGTATGATAGGGTTTAATATGTTATTATACACTTTTCAACCCAGATAATCAAGCTATAAATTTTGGTTGTTCGTGTTGTAGCCACTGCTCTAGTTGCGCTACATAAAACTCGCGTGTTTCTGCACATACAAACATCCAGCGGTATTCGGTGGTGCTTGGCATATCTTCAAAGGCTACAAAAATTTTACTGCGATCAAACTTAAATGCGAGTAGCGGTCGTTTCTTTACTTGCTGGCCTTGACGAACGGCTTGCTTCCAAAACTGTAACAGTTGAGGGTCTTTGCTGGTTAATATGGCACTAGTAAGGTGGTCGTCAGCGTAGCCTTTTGCTTCAACACAATACAGGTTGTTAGCGTTAGGTACGTATAAGTCACCTTTTAATCCGTGTTTTTCGTCAAGAGCACCACTACCAGGTACGCGCTCCCACTGCAATTTAGTGTATGTGCGGAGCACGTCCCGGATTTGGGTTTCTGTTCTAGCACCTTTTGCTCGGCTGTCTACCATTACTTGTTACGCTTTGGAAACACTATAGCAGGCTTAGGTGTCTCTTGTGGTTGTGCTTCCGGAATAGGAGCATGTTTTGTTTCTAATGTACCTGCGCTAGTACTAAACATTACACTACCAGATTCAACAACTGCAGTCTGGTATTGCGAGTCGTCCAATAGTAGTCCAGGAAGAAGCAAAACTTTTGTTTCTTCTTTTATAGCGTAGCCCTTACCGCCGTTTAGCAACTTTTCTACTTTATTCATATCATGCCTCTATTTGAGAAACATTGTTACGCTTTACCACATTTACTTTTTCTAGTAGTGGGTGTGTAAAGCCGTGTGAGACTAAGAAGGTGTTAAGATGTTCTTCACGTAGTAGCACTTCTACTAATCGCTCTTTACCTTCTACGTCAAGCGTTTCTACTGTTTCGTCCAAGATCAACAAGTTGATTCTAGACGAGCTCAGTGTTTGCATTAGCTTGCGGATACCTAGCAGTGTAGCTACGTTTACACGAGCACGTTCACCGCCACTTAGTGCCGCCATTTCAATATCGCGACCGTTATCAGTAATAACAACGTTAAGTTTATCACTAGCGCTGATCTTGAAGCTAATCTGGAATCTGCCGTCGCTTAAGTCTACCAAGTACTGATTAGTGACTTCTTCTAAGTCTTTGACCAAGCACTCAATCTTGTAAGCTACTAAACCTGTTGTGCTAAACGTTTTGTTAAGCACAGACATAATGCTCATGCGATTGTTTAGCTGGTGTAGCTGCTCAGCATAAGTTTCCAGTTCTTCACGCATTTCCAGCAACTGCTTGCTAATTAACTCTACTTTAGAATTGTGGGCAGTAGCTTTTGCATTATGTGCTTCTGCAGCAGTAATCTTATCGCGTACTGTCTGAATACTGCTCTGCAAGCTGGCAAGCTCCGCTTGCAATTGTTGCTTGTCTAGCTGCTGTTCAGGAAGTTCAGCGTTAATAAGCTGGTGATATTTTTCCCAGTTTTCATGGTCACGTTGCGACTGCTGCCACAACTGTAGCTCAGCTTGGTATACCTTAGCTTGACGGTTTAACTCGTCTAGTGTACCCGCAGCTTCAGCGTACTTTGCAGATAGCTCTTGCTGCAGCACTTGCTGCTCTGCTACTAAATCTTCTAGTTTGTGCTGGTCAATAGGTTGCAAACAAGTAGGACACGTGCCAGACAAGCCGTTAATCTTTTTAACAAAAGCACGCGAATCTTCCATGCCTTTTTTAGCTTCAATAGCCAGCTTGTTTGCTTGCGCTGACCTGCTGGTTAAGCTAGCATCTTCTAGCGGCTTATTGGGCAGTGGCAAGAGCTTAATACCAGACTGCAGCTGCTTGTAGGTATTGTTCTGCGAAATCTTTTTGTTGGTTTGCTCGATATTTTGCAGTGTTTGTTGCAGCTCACCAGACTTCTGTACTAAACTGTCGTCTAGTTGCGGCAGTTCTTGCAGCGGTTTAGGGTCTAGG